TAACAGAATTAAAACTTGGGTACAAATGAGTCAAACTTTTGCAAATGGTGCGCCTGCAACGGCAAGTCCTAACACATACAGGTATGACACGTTTATAGTAGAATTTAATTAAATAAAAAAAATATGTCACAAATAAGAGAAGAAATCTACAATCAAGACGGATTAGTAGAAGTTAAATTTCATGAAGTAGAAAATGAATTAACTCCAGAAGAAATTATTGCTCAAAAAGAAGCAGAACTTTTAGCTATGTATACAGAGCTCGAGGCTCTGAAAGAAGCTAACAAAGAATAAGAATATTAATTTAGCAGGAGCATTTGTTTCTGCTAAATTTTTACACTATAACTATGATAAAATTATTTAAATACACGGCTATTTCTAACGGATATGACAGTGTACAGCATATGAAAGAAAGTTTATTTCACCCAGAAAGTTTTTCTTGGGCAGCACCTTTAGCAGGTGTATTAGGAACAGTGTCAGTAATATTTGAACAAATTTTTGGAATTCATATTGTAGTATTTTTAGTACTATGTATACTATTTTTTTTAGAATTATATACAGGTATAAAAGCATCTAAAAGAGAAGGCAAAGGATTTAGATCTTCTAAATTTCAAAAAGGATGGTTTAAACTAGGAGTATATGCAGTTATGATAGGGTCTATGAACATTTGCGCTATCTATATACCTAACAAACCTATATTTGGAATAAATATAAATATCTACGGGTATTTACATTATGTATTTTACAACTACGTATTGATTGCTTTATTTATATCTAACGTAGAAAATTTTGTAAGATTAGGATGGAAGATGAATGGTTTTATTCCATTAATAGCCAAAAGACTAAATTTAGAAGTTGTTGAAAAAGAAAAAAACAAAGACTCTAAATAACTGTGAGCATTGAAAAACTTTATAGAAAAAACAAGTACTTGGGCAGGTAATATTAGCAGTATTAGCAAATTACTAATAGGCTTGTTTTTTTTAATTTTTACAATCGGAACAGAGTGGTATCAAATACAAGTAAATCTAAAAACTAATATTAAACAAGAAAAAGATATAAAAGCTTCTAAGTCTTATGCAGAAACAATGTTTAACAAAGTATTAGAAAACATTGAAAAAGAAAATAAACTGCAGCAAGAAAAATTTAAAGAAACAAACAAACGTCTTATAAATAGTTTAGAAGAGTTTAATAAGTATAAAGAAAAACAAGAAAATAAATTACTACAATCTAGAGAAAGAATATCTTTTTTAGAAGGCAGGTTATATAATGTAAAATAATTAGTTATGAAATTACCTAAAACATTTATTGGATGGACAAGTATAAAATGGTTTATAAGAGAGCTTATAAAACTATATTCTGATGAACCCTCTTATTTTTCTAAAAAAAGAATAGAATCAGGTCTTGCTTTTATTATTGCTCAGGTAGGTATGGTTTTCTTTTTAATTAAAAAAATAGACACTCTAGATGTATACGAATTTATTATGTGGGCTAGTGTAGAATTTCTGGTTGCTGGATATACTATTAATAAAATACAAAGAGAAAAAAGGTTGTCGTCTATTAAAAGAATGACTACTAAAAAATAGAATTTGTATATTTACAGCATGTTTACACTTTTAAATAAGTTCAGTAACTACATATTTATAGCAATAATTATATTAATTTGCTTTTTATATTTTAAAAGCTGCGTCCAAAATAACGCTGATAAATCTCGTATCGAAAAGCTTTTAGAATACAAACACACTGTAAAAAATTATACTACTAAAAAAGGAACGGTTGTTAACTATAACAACTCGCTGGCAGTGTCTCCTGAAGATTTGAAGATCGTTCAGGACACTCTGCTGACGTACATAGAAAATTTAGAACTAAAACTAAAGAACGTTAAATCTACTACTATTATTACAGAACGTATACAAATAGATTCAGTAGAAGTTCCCGTATATCTTACAGATTGTAATTTTGATACTACTATTAATGTTACAAAACCTTTTTACGATTTTAATATTACAATGACTAATACTGGATTAACTTTTAATTCTTTAAAGTTCCCTAATCGTTTAGGAGTAACTTTAACAGATAAAAAAGAAAAGTGGTACAAACCTAAAAATTCTATAGTGGTAGTTACTAATAGTAATCCGTATATGAAAGTAGATGGTATATCTACCTATACTTTTAAAAAACAAAAAAAATGGTATAATAGACAATTGACTTCTTTAGCAGCAGGAATTTTATTAGGAGCATTTACGTCATATCAAATAACAAAATAGTTTTGTTATATAATTAAGGAGAAAAGTTATGAAGAGACACAGATTATTTTACGACATCGAAACATCATTTTGTAAAGGGCACTTTTGGAGACCTGGTTATAATCAAAGAATTGGTCCTGAACAAATTACAGACTACGCTAAAATTATTTCTGCACACTGGAAATGGGAAGGTGAAGAAGAAGAAGTGCACCATGCTCATTGGGGTCTAGAAAAACAATGTGACAAATCTTTAATAAAAAAACTGCTAAAACAATTTGAGAAAGCAGATGAAATAGTTACTCATAACGGAAAAAAGTTTGACACTCCTTGGGTAAGAACACGAGCTTTGTATCATGGAATACCTATGAGACCCGATTACAATGAAATAGATACATATAAATTAGCAAAGTCTTATCTTAATTTGCCTAGTTTTAGTCTTAAAGAAATTTGTAAATATTATAATCTAGAAGCAAAAAAAGATGCGGGAGGATTAGATACTTGGAAAGATGTAGTATTTAAAAAATGTCCTGAAGCATTTGAGCATTTATTATATTATGGAGACGGAGACATTACTTCTTTAGAAGCAGTGTTTAATAAATTAAGGCCATATGTTAAACCTAATATGCACTATCATTCAGAACATATTAGTATTTTAGGAATTAAAGCAGTTCCTGGAAAGTTTTTCTGTCCTGAATGTGGTAAAATAGGAAGACATCGTAAACAGTATAGAACAATGGCAGGAACAATAAGACACTACATGAGCTGCACAGACGACAAATGCGGCACATCATTTAAACTTAGTCATAAATCATTTGTTGATTTTAATACATATAAAATAGCAAATAACATAACGTAATTTTTAATATATTTGTATAATGTTACCATTAATAGATTTACATAGTCAGTTAGACGAAGCTTTGAATATTAATAATTCAGATTCAATCTTTAGTACACTGTACTATACAGATTTAATTAATGAACAACGATCTTTATATATCAGAAACGAATATAACAGAACAAGAGAAGTAGACCCTAATGTTCAGCAATCATTTTGTGAGGATTTAGAATTAGTAGATCCTAACAATTGTCCTTGTGCAAACATACCAGTAGGGTGTAAAATTTTACGTACTAAACGTAAGATTCCTAATACAATAGAATTTCATCACAGCAAAGCTATTACGTCTGTCGGTCCTGTAATTATTACAGCAAAAAGATTTAACTTAATAGATTACGATAGAGTTCCTTTTGTAGGACACGGTAGAACTACACATAATACCGTCTATGCATTTTTATACGATAATTACTTATACGTAATATCTAAAAATCCTGCAAAGCTTCTTTTGAAAAAAGTTACTATTCGTGGAATCTTTGAAGATCCTACTGCTATTGCAGAATTTTTAGATTGCAGCGAAAACAATATCTGCTGGTCTCCTGACGATGTTTATCCATTAAATCAATGGATGTGGACATATGTTAAACAACAAGTGTTACAGCAACTTTTCCAAAAAAGACAAGTCCCACAAGACGACTCTGGAAATGCACAAGATGATTTAGCAGACGGAACAGCGCCAGTACAATCTAAATAATATAATAGTGGAACCAATAAGGGGGAAAGGAAAACACAAAGCGGATATAAAAAAATATAATTTTTATAGCCATTATAGGAAGAATACTACTTTTAGTCGTTTAGACAGAAAAGAATATTCTGCTTTTTTAAAAGATTTGCTTACTACATTTAGTGAAGCTATCGTAAAAGAAAATATGGAATTAAAACTTGGGAAACTAGGTTTTATTAGAATACAAGCTAAGAAACTTCATTTTTTCGATAAAGAAGGTAATAGAGCCAAGACACTAAAAGTAGATTGGAAGAAGACCCTAGATTATTGGAAGGTAAAGTATCCTGGTAAAACAAAAGAAGAACTGAAGAAAATTAAAAACAAACCTGTTTTATATCATGAAAATGATCATACAAAAGGAGAGTTTTATCAGCATCTTTGGGACAAACTTACTTCTGTAGTAAAATACAGAAGATTATATAAGTTTATTCCTTCTCGTCAGTATTCTAGATTAATAGCAGAGGTAGTAAAAGATCCTCATAGAACAGTATTTTATTACGGGTAAAACCAAAATTAAAAAAAAATGATGGAAAGTAAATCAACAAAGTCTTGGGAAAATTCAGAAAAATTTGAAGACGGATCAAGTACAAAAGTTTGTGTTAGAGAAGTAGAAAACGGTTTTATTAAAACTGTAACTAAACACTATATGGACGACAAAGGATCGTGGAAATACGACGATACTGTAACTGTTCATTTTGAAAATCCTATGGAAGAAAAAAGTCTTGCGGATAAATTACAAACCTTTTTAGAAGAGAACTAAGATGTACACAGGAAATACAGTATCATATAAAGCAATCATGGATAAACAGATCCGTGATTTTGGTTTTGAAATAGACGACGACTCAGGAATGGAGTGGTTAGCAGAATTTATGGCGCAAACTAAAGTCGGAATAGTAATGATCAATGATGTTGTATATATTCCTATTTGTGACGGACGTGGAGAACTTCCTATGAATTTGTATAAGATTGTACAAACTGCAAGATTAGGAGGAGTCGATAATTTAGAAGAAGCTAAATGCGGTAAAGGAAATATGGTGCCTATGAGATGGGCAACAGATCATTTTCATAAACAATACCATAAAGACGATAGAGATTATACTACGCAATCTGCTGACACATATACAGTAGAAAACGGTTATATATTTACTTCTTTTAGTAGTGGATTTGTTTCTATGGCTATAGAGTCTTTGCCTGTTGATGCAGACGGAGCTCCTTTAATTCCTGCAGAACAAGCTTGGTTAGAAGCAGCGTCTCATCATCTTGCCTGGAAAACAGCAAGAAAACTTAGACGTACAAACTCTATTGATAAAGATTTCTATATGGAAATTATGCAAGATAGAGATTGGTACTTTGCACAAGCAGTAAATCAATCTAAACTAGATCAGAACGTAGATCAAGCAGAGTCTAGTAAAAACGCAATAGTTAGAACTATACCTGATATACAGGCTCATGCTTCTTTCTTTGCTAATCTTCAGTTACCAGAACAACGTAACTTTAGAGATATGTCATCATCAGGAACATCAAGCCCTAACAAAATTATTTCTGGATAAAAATGAAAAGAGCCGTTAATGTATATAAAGGTTTAAACTCCGATACTGCAAGAGACAGTATTAGCGGTGGTCTCTACATAGACGCACTAGATGTTAGAATTACTACTGACACAGGAGAGTCGCAAGGATGTATTACTAATATTAAAGGAAATAAAAAATATTTTACAATACCTGTTAGTGACCCAGACTTAGTAGTAAACGGAACCCCAGAAATAATAGGAAGCACTTCTATAAGAAATACTATTATATTATTTGTTGCAGACGACGGTGGACAAAATGGTTGGATATACAGTATAGAATATTCTGATGATGAGCAACAACTTATTGGAGGACTTACTTTAGTTTATAAAAACAATTCTTTAAAATTTAAAAAAGAATTTCCTATAGAAGCTGTAGGAAGATATGAAAATAGTAATATACAAAGAGTTTACTGGGTAGACTATAATAATTATATACGATCTTTAAATATTAAAGACATTGCTTTATCTACTCTTACACCTGGACTTATAGATAGTTTTCCTAGTGTAAAATTTGAACAGCCTCTATTAAAAAATGTTTTAGGCGGGGGTTCTTTACTTGTGGGTATTAATCAATATGCTTATAGATTAACTACTGTAGACGGTAAACAAACTTTAATATCTCCTCCAGGAAATTTAATACACACTACTTCAGAGGCCGAATCTGCGTTACAAAGTAGAACTTATACTGGAGATAAAAAAGGCACTAA